TATATGGTAACACTTGAGTCAAAAATATACCAAAATGCCCAATTTTAGGGCTTTTTCGACCCTATTGTTGCCTCCTGGTCAACACCAAAGTTGCCTCCTGGTCAACACCCTTTGAAAATATATTCTCGCTGAAAGTCTGAAATTTTACTTTTATTTAAGGTGTTTACTCCTGGTCAACACTTATCACCTCCAAATCTTACCGGTTTTCTTGTTTTTCAGAACGATTCTACCTTCAATTTCGAAACCCGCTAAATCGCAAATGTGACGTAAACAATCTAATAATTTGTTCAATTTCTTGAGTTCTTTATCAGTTTTTCCTATCGCTTCACATGCCGTCGGGTCCTTACATCCAGATCCATTGATGTTTAAATTATCATATTTCATTTTTTTACTTTCCACCCTTTCTTTATCTATTTGATTCAGAAGATGTGTGGTTACAAGCACTAAACGGTCAATTTTATTCATCACCACAAAAATCAAATGTACCGTATAAGCTAACACCACAGTCATAAGTATCAGTACAATTTTAAAAAGCATATTTTCTCCTCCTAAATTCTGACACTTAATCCAACCTCATCCGATAATTCCTGACGTAAATCATCAATTGTCAAATCTCCACTATTGATTTCACCCATCATATCATCGATACATTGGAGTGTCTTCAGAATACGTTTCTTTCCGAATCCATGCATCCGATGCTCAGCTACCGCGAGACAAGTCATAAGCGTCTCAACATAATATGTTCCCAGATCATCTTTAAGTTTTTCTTCACGAGCTTTTATTTCCCTCCTGTCAACCCTAACCGTGTTTCTTGAAATATCAGCTCGATGTTCTTTTTCAATTTTCCTACGCTCTGCTCTATTCATCTTTTACATTATCCTCATCCTTTCTTGATTTAAAACAGTCTTCCATACAATTGCAGATTCGATCCAGAAAAGGATATAAAGTAATGCTGCAACAAATAAAAACCACCAGAAAACAAATGTCTTTAAATAAATACTCTACCATAATACTAATCCTCCTAAATATAAATCCCCGTAAGCCATAACTGACCTATGGGGTGAATATTATTAATAACGTTTCATAATTTTTCCGTCTTGACTACACCACTGTACATAATCTGATAAGATATCCCCCTCATCCATGATTGCACGATTTGAATTGACATCGTGAACAGTCTTCGTCAAATCGTCTTTAGATACTTCTCCATAATCAGGAACAATCAATACCTCATGAATGGACGACGGTAATACACAAAAATTACCTTCCATAAAGTTTCCTATTTTCTTTCTTACTGAACTATTTAATATAAGTCCAGCACCATTAAAACCATATTGATTAGTGAGACAAAACATAGGCGTTTCAAAATCGGACGCATGAATTGCATCAGGATAATTGAACAAATTAGCTTGTCTGTGTGGTTTATCGCCGACCAATCTCATAATCGTCCCATCTAAAGACGCCAATATACTTCCAAAGTTCAAAGTGGAAACCATAGCATCCGCATGAATCTGTTCTACTGTTACATTCCATTGTTCAAGCAAACTATCCAACAGTATCATACTACTTATCATTTCTACTTCCGAACCAATCCCTAAGATGATACTATAGTAAGCAGCAAAATCCCCATGATAAGTTACAATTTTGTTTTTGAGAAAATCTTCCTTAGAATATCGATCACAAATTCTAACCTGTAACCTGTTTTTATAATCTTCATATTTAAATAACATAGAGATCCTCCTTTCAAAAATCGACCGTCATAAACACAAAAAGACCCAACGCCTATTGACGCTGAGTCTTTGATGAAATATAAATGAATTATTCTTTTTCTACAGTGCAGGTCACTTTGTCACCATCTAATGTATAATACATAGATAGATTCAGTCCATCTGCATTATAGGCTTCGTATGAATAATCATCATCAGATTCTGCTTTTTCTGTAAAACCTTGTTTAATGCAAAGCTCTTTATACTCATTGAATATTGTTTCGTTCGCACCTCCTATCGTGTACATGAAATAATCCGCATCATCCATATTTACTATAACAATATCGTATTCTGGTTTCGGAACTTTTTGAGCCATATCGCTGTCAGACCATCCATACTTGTCCATTCCATATGATGAACTAAGATTCATTTTGTCGTTTTTGAAATCATAACATGCATCATAAATCTTATCTCCGTCAACATATCTTATATTAGCCATATCTGGTTCAAATAAGTTTAACTGATCTTCTGTTGTGACAGGATTCATCCCATCCGCAAGTAATGAAACCTGATCAATCTTTCTTCCTGGGACTACATAATGATAATCATTACATCTTGGTTCGAAATCAATAATGTCCGAATCACTGGTGTAACCACCGTTTTCTTCTCTCAAATCGGAAAAAGCATTGAGTAATTGTTCGTCTGTTGTATCAGCCTTTTTAGCGTATGTGACATTGAATTCGAAAATATCATATTTACTATTATTCGTATAGGATACGACATATCGTCTGTCACCATACACAATTCCTTCCTCAACATTCCAATCTATATCTGCCATAGAAAACGGAACTGTGTAATTTAAATCTATAGCTTCGGTTTCTGAAATGCTTTCTGTTTGCGTATCCGTTTCATCCGTAGCATTTACAGTTTCTGAAATAGTTGAGTCTGTCTCTTCAGAAGTACCTTTACCACATCCGCTAAGACTCCCAACGCATAAAACCCCGATAAGTATACCTGCTAATATTTTTCTCATATATCCCTTCTCCTTTAAAATTATAAATACATTCTGAATATAAGTATAGCATTATACTAAATGTTTTTCAATATCATTTCTTATAGTCACTGCCAGTAATCAGCTCAGCGTTTCTCGCGAACTCATCCTAATCTAACAACGCCGTATCAATAATCTGAAAATTAGCTCTATGAATATAAAGAGCTTTACCATCAATCATCAATTTTGTCATTTTAGGCAAGTCTTTAGGAATCTTCCAATATACCTCATCTCCTGAATATGCTACGATAGGCTGTCCAAGCTGAGATTTAATTACCACAACACGTGATTTACCAAAGTAATTCTTATATTTATTTACGATACCTGCTATATATGTATTATCGGAAAGCTTACCAGTCGACTGACTGTAAATATCAGTCTGCACAAAGTCTACGTCAGGCTGCAGACCATCCTGCTCAAATATACATGTATCACCGCAACTCTGAATTTCTTTACCATCAATATTGATCGTGATCACGGATGACATCTCGTATCCCGTAACAACTGATCCGTCGCTACTGTAAGAAGTCGTCTTAACCGGATTACCCTGAATATTGATTTTATCTCCAGTGGTTGTCATAACTTTTGAACCATAGTTATCGTAAGTACGGATCGTGTAACCATTACCTACGAGGTTTCCTTTGATCTCATTAATAGTGTCATCCAGCACCGCACAGCCTGTAACTCCGCCAATAAGGCAAAGACACAAAACCGTGAGTAAAATAAGTCTGAGTTTTTTCTTCATTTTTAAATTTTCCTCCTTATCTACAAAGGCTCAACATACTGCATATAGCATTATACTAAATATTTTTCAACAAGATTCGTCATTGTCTCTTTTCGCATAAAAAGCTCGATGTGCTTCTTCTATGGCTTCGAGAAATTCTTCTGCCGTATATGGTGGGTATTTCGTTCGGTTTAGATTCACTGAATTTGATTGCTGAATCTTCATCTGCAGTATAATGTCACCAATAATCAGCTCAGAATATGGAAGAGACTCAATCCATTTACAAAACTCTCTCCACTCATCCAGCTTATGTCCCTTTCGCTGTCTGTAAATGTTTGCCAGTACTTCATAATACATCATGACGTTACGAGTCTGGTTATAACTACTCGGAAGAAGCTGAATCATCTGCCACCAGTATTTTTTATCTTTGGTTTCAAGGTACTTCGCACGGTAGTGATTCAGGACATCAATCGTAAACTGAAGAATATATTTCGAAGTAAAGATGTCATTCGGATTTGAATATATCAGTTCGTCTTCCATACTGTAATCAGACATTAAGTGCTCGCATGAGAAATCCTCCAGTGTAAACTCTTTCTCAGCAATCTTATGCATGGTACTGCAAGAGTTTGTAACAGTACCGACTTTATAAGTATCGAATTCTTTCCCATTAATGGACTATCTTTTACTGTTTGTTTTTTATACGGTATCTTTTATAAAGTTTATCCCAATCTTCACGAGACGCCTGTCGTGTATAAACTTTATGTTTTAAAATATCCTCAAAATATTTTGCTTCAGATTCCAAATATAATCTCTCTTCAAGTGATAAGTTTGTTTTAGCATAAATCATAAATAACTTTGAAGGACTTACTATGCCAAAAAGTTTATTAATAAACCCGTCTGCTAAAATAGATTTTATTGGTTTCGGTGGTTTTGGCATTGTTTTTAGCTGTAATTCCTCGTACATACAATCGCCTCCTTTCTACTATATATAAACAAACAGGACACCATTTCGGTTTTCATGAGCTGGCCATTTTTTTAATTCTTTTAGAATTTTAATTCGTTCACGATGTGTCATTTCTTAACCTCCTTATCTTCTAGTCAAAACTGTATGTTCTAATTTTATACCCATTCAAAATACCCTCCCAATTCAAAGTCTACAAGTTTATCAGCTTCAATTTCTAAAATTCTAACTTCGATATCCGATAAATCATCAACTATTGTGTATTTATCATCTTTGTTTTCATCGTAGAGTTGTTTTGTCACTAAATCTTTCGCAGCTTCGGCTTTATCTTTATCAGTGTAAACACCAAAGATATTCTCCATATGTCCATATCCGTTATAACAAGTATTTCCGTGTACTACATATAATGTCATTTCTTTACCTCGCTTTATGTTCTTTCTTACAATATCCTGATTTACAGTACCCACCAATTTCATAACTAAGATGTTGTTTCGTCCTAGAAATCCAGTATTTACAAAACATACATTGTCTATTTGGTTGTTGTAAATTCGTTTTATCACCTACGCCGCTCATCTCGTCGCCTCCAATACAATTTTCTGTTTACAGCAAGGACAAGTAATATATTTATAATTTCTACTATACAACTCACCAATGCCGTAATTTTTTTCACCGCCCATCTCAACATCCTCAACCGCATCATAACTTAAAAGAGAACCGCATTCCGGACACTCCACTTTCTTTTTAGTTCCCTGCTTTAAAACTTTAATAGCCATTTTTTACACCTCTTTCTTCAATATTCATATGGAAACAGAACAGTAGTAACACTTCTATCCCATTCAGTGATAATCCAAATGGTGTAACCATTCATCTTATACACAGCAAAGATACGTTCATCGCCTCTTTCAACTGCAATGTCATTTACCTTGGAATCTCCCTCACAAGTATCACCCCAGTTGCATTTCAGATATTCGTGCAATGAATATAATACAAATACATAAAAATCTCCATCCTTTGCCATTTCATCGCTAACGCCTTTTGTACAAACAATCTGTCCTGCTTCAAATTTGGCTTTTTCCATAAGCATTACCTCCTGTTCTTTTTGAAATCACCCTCTCACAATTTCAACAATGTAATCATCTTCATGTCCATGTTCAATCTGAATGATCTGAGCTTCTTTATCTTCTTCGTTTCTTTCGTTTGGAAAATTGATATAATCCCTGTCCCAAACTTCTACAACACTGTCATTTCTTTCTTTTCGCATTGCGTTTTCCTCCTTAAATTTATCGTCACTGCGATTTTTTACCTAATATCCGATGAATCCGCCTAATCCCATTTCGACAGCTTCATCTAATTCGATTTCCAAAATATCAACTTCAATATCTGATATATCGCTGACTCTCGTGTATTTATTTTCCATTTCCCTTTCATAAAGTTCTTTTATCATCGAGTCTCTTCTAACTTCCGCATTACTTTTTTCTGTGTAAATACCAAAAATATCTTCAAAATCTCCACAACATCCGTCATAAAAGATGTTTCCATAAACCACATATACATTCATATAGTTAAACCTCTCTCAAATACCTGGACCATTGATTGGCATCGGTGTATTCTCCTTGATTTTCTTATCGTCTGGCTCGTAATTTATCGGTTTTTTCGAATGTAAATTGCACGGTATTCCTAAACATTCATTGCAGGGATCTTTCACATCATCTATTTCTGCATATTTACAATTTCTACAATACGCATAGAAATCTACTTCTTTGTATTCGTATTCCATTTATTTCACCTCACTTCTTATCCAACAGCATAACCCATACTATAGCAACTATATTAAATACTGCATACTCGTACTTTTTATTGATAATGTTTATGATTAGACATGTAACATTCATTCCTATTAACAAAATGTTAAACTTTTTCACATCAGTCTTCTTTCAAAACAATCTTACCAGTTTCCAGACTTTTCTTTACGTCAATGACCCTCTGATTCGTGCTACCAGCCCAGTGGTATTTTTTATCAGCAAGTCGACTTATGAATTTACCATCCACTAAAATATCAATACATTCGATCCCTGGTAAATCACTTACCTCTTCCCATAAATATCCTGTATACAACCACACAGTCTTTGTCGGAAAGCGTTCACTAATATCTCGTGCGAGTCTTAAGACTACGTCTCTATTATGCGGATGTAATGGATCTCCACCTGAAAATGTTACGCCGCTTATGTAATCTTCATATAGATAACTATATAATTCTGTCTCTGCATAAATATCAAATGGTATACCGCCATTAACATCCCAGGTGATAGGATTCTGGCAACCATTACAACGATGTTCGCAACCCGCAACCCAAAGCACTGTTCTTAATCCATCGCCATTCAACATATCGTCAGTTGTTATATCGTGATAATTCAATTTCACCACCCCCTCGTCTTAAAATATAAATGAGAAAAGTACCGTTACGATGACTGCTATCGTCCATGCTATAAATATTGTCAATAACGATAATACAGCTGATAACGCCAACACAGCAATTATCCAACTAAAGATAGGGGATTCATCGTCGAACGTCACAAGTGATATAAGAACGGTAATCGAAATAAAGATGAGTAAAAATATCCATAGCAATTAGTCATACACCTCCTAATAATATAAAATTAAAAGACCCGACATTTCTGCCGAGTCCTTTAGCTCATTTGAAAAATTGTTTAATAACAAATTCCCTATATTTTTTCTGCACTTCATAAGCTGCATAATCTGTTGAAAATCCATAGATCAATCTATTCGAAAAGTCCGTAAAAGATATATCAAAATCGTTTCCATCTTTCCTTTCAATTTTAACAATCAGACTATCCTTTTCGTTTACTTTTACAAATATACCTCCCCCGATTTTCTCTTTAAGCTTTGCGTGTAAATTCGTGCTAAATAAATATTCATAATCTGTCATAACACCATTCCTCCTTTTCATTAAAGGAGTTGTGAATTTCGCGTTATTCCTCATTGTCTATTTCTACC